ACATTTTCAAATGGTAGTTTAATATCATAAGTTGAATTTTCTGTAATCCTTTCTGAATTATAAATTAAGTCACCATAATTTTGTTGAAATAAACCTCTGTATGCTTCGTTTAATATATTATTACTTTCTTCATAAGTAAAGTTAATACTCTTAAATAACTTTGGCTTATTTATGCTCATTTCATCTTCATAGGTGTATTCTGTTATATCTAATATCTTACCAGCATTGTAAAACATTTCTAAAGGTGCAAACTCATAAGTATTATTAGGTCTTGGAATAATCATTAAATTAAATGCTTTTATTATACCAGTAACAAAATCTATAATTTTCATATCTGGCATATAACTTCCTATATTTATAAATGCAGATGCAGTTGTTGAACTTGTATTTGCTCTTGAATATAAATAACTCCAATTAAAATCAATAAGATTATATTTTGCACGAGTATATAATAAAGATGCAGTGTAAATAAATGGACTTGCTGTACTTGCAATTTTAAAAGTATATCTATGATTTGGAGTTGGGTCAGACCCTCTTTGTACTAAATCTACTTGTGTTATTCTTGTTCCAGTTTGTGTAATAGTTGAAAATAAAACACCATCTTTATAAGTATATAAAATATATGGAATATTAAGAGAAGTTGAATCTGGAGTAATTAATATTTGTACTCTATAATATTGTGAATTACTATTTAGAGAAGTTAAAAAATTCCAATTTGTTGTTAATGTATCAGTTGTTAAATTTAATTCTGAAAATGTAGAAGTATAAGGCGAAGTAGTTACAATAGAAGTAAAATTTAAAGTCTCTGGCTCTGAAGTATAATTCATAGTTAAACTTGGCTTTAAATATAAATACAATTCAGTCCATTGTTTTAAATTAAAAAAACTACCAGTAAAATTAATTCCATATTTTGCTTGTATCCTTGCAAATATATTTTTTACTGTTATTGCTGGGAATAAATCATTCCATTTTATTGCTCCAGCTAAAGTGGTTACGTCTGTTGCACTTCCATCTTGATAGGTATATTTGTTTGCATTTCCTATTAATGGATATCTAATATTAAAAGAAGTACCAAGTCTAATTCTATTTCTTATATCTGAACTACTATATGGATGATTAAAACTTGTAAAATCTAAACTTTGTAATTTCTCATCTTTTATTATATCTTTTAACTGCACCAAGTTACCATAAAAAGTAACTGTGTAACTTTCTATAAATCCATTCTTTTTATCAGCTTTCTCTAATTGAATAGTTCCGTCTTTAAATCTATGCGTGTTTACCTCGATATAAGCATCGTATCTTATTCTATGGTCAAATCCATTATCTATACTGCTTTCATACCAATGTGATAAAATTTGATTGTTATTCTTTGATGCTGGAATAGTAAAAGACTGCGTATAGTCAGTATATAATTTACCTATATCATTTGCATTACCAATTTGTGAAGTGATACTAATTTTTTCATCTTTGAATAAATCTAATCTTTGGTATTCACTTTTGTAAATTTCAAAATCATCTCCATTGGATGCTGGTATTGGAGTTTCAAAATCTATTTTGGCTTCATCATTACTAATTATCCAAGCTGTTAATCCAGTACTAATACCAGAAACAAATTTAATGTAAAAGCCAACATACTCATCAACAGTCATTGTCAAATCAGTATTTATTCCCAAAAATGGAGATGTATTATCAGCAGTAACTCTACCAGTCTTAACTAAAGTATTTTTCTTAATATAAACTTCTGTACTTAATTTCATTATACGATGTTATTAATTAGTTTATTTGCAAAGTCAAACTCTAAAGTATAATTTATATTTTTATCATTAATAGATGTTCTTTTTTGCATACTTGTAGTCTTAATTGTAACTGGTATTTCATCATCTGAATATAAAATTGTATCTGATAACATCATATCTTGTATCCACTCAAAATAATCTTCTGTAACCCATCCAGAATTTACTTTTATAGTTTCATTTCCGTTTATATTAAATGGCTTTGTTTGTCCTCTTCTTGGGTCGTAAACAACATCCTTTTGCATTAAATTATAATTACTATTTTTAACATCAATAGAATTATAACTTGCTTTGAAAAATGGAAATTGGTTCCAGCCACCTAACTTATTTACAAACCACATTGTTTGAATTGAATATTTAGTCTCACATATTTCTTCTGTTGCAACTTTAAAAACTGGGTCTTCTTTTTCACTACTTATAATTACATAAGTACTATCAGCATATACTAAAGGAATAGCGTAATTAAAAAATTCATCTACACCTGTATAAAATGTTTCAGACTTTAAAAGTGTATCTGCCTTGTCATACCATTCGGCAGTATAATCTTCTCCTGCATCTCTAATAATAAAATTATAATAAGGTATAGTAGTATTCCAGTAAACTTTTATTAATGGATTTGCAAGTAATAAATAATTATCTTCTTGTGTTGGACTAAAATTTAATTCTTGTTCAACTGTTGAATATCCATTTACTGCACAAAAAGAATATGTATTAATTAAAGTCATATCTAAATCTTCTCTTTCGTAAAAAGTTTTATATTCACCAATGCACCATTCATTATCATCTGCTTCAACTACAGCATCAACATCATATTGCAATTTAAACTTATCTATAAACTCTAAAATAAATGGTGATATATTATAATTAGTTTGTCTTTGTGTTACAGAAGCTATTCCTTCACTCATTATATAAGTTGGATTAGTTGGTCTTGAACCACTTTTATTCCAAAGTCTTAATTCTACTTTTGTATTTATTTGATTTGCCTCGTTTATAATAACTTGATAAGGGCTTCTTGCTAATATTACATTTATTGCCATATTATTTATTTGTTATTGTGTAATCTATTAATGTTTCTATATCGTCTCCAAATGCTTTTATTAAATCTGTATCTATGTATTTCTTATATCCATCTTCAAATGGTTTAGTAAAAAATAAAGAAGGTTTAATTCCCCTTGCCCATACATTTTTTGCTATAATATAACCTATTGTTTTGTAATTGCCTTTTGCAAATTTACCTTTTGCATCTCTTAATCTAATGTTTCTAAACTTTGCCCATTGTTCAAATGGTGCTGAAGGTATTCTTCTTTTAAATTTAAATCTACTATTAGGTGCTTGTTGCCCTTTTATCTTTGCATTTTTTGATACTTGTGATGGGTCTGCACCTTTAACACCTTCATCTTGATAAAAGCCATAATCAGGCATTGAGAAACCTAATAAGAAATAATTATTCTCATATAGTATTTCACCTTTAATATTATTATAAAGTTGTTTAGAAACGTTCTTATTGCTTTTTGATAAATTGCTTCTTGCTTGTTGAATAACATATTTTTTATATGCTTCTAAAACTTCTTTAGTAGATGTTAAATTATTAGCATTCATCCTCGCAACTTGTCATTTCATTAGCAACCATAACATCAAATGTAACAGTCCAACCAGCTATTTTGTTTTCAAACCTATCTACAAATGGTTCACAATTTGGTGTGCCTTGTAACTGATATAAATCATCAAATAAACTTCCCCTTCTTAATACTTCTAATAATCTATTAATAACCATTAATTGTGTATGCAGTACATCTTGCTCATTATCATTTGTTAAAAACTGGTCTGTTTGTTCAGTCTTACTAAAATCTACAACATCCATACATAGAACTGATATATTAAACAACCAAGTGTTGCCATTATATGTTGCATTGTTTACAATAATATGTGACAAAGGGAATATAGTTTGCTTGTTTAAATCAATTTCAAATATATCACCAGATGAAACTGTGTTTACAAATACATCTTTATATAGTTGGTCTTTAATTGCTGTTGTTATTTGATAAAATCCTTTCATTATTTACTTCTTATTAATTCAGTTTCTATTTCGTTCTTTTCTTTTTCAAATGTTAAAAATGTTAATGCAACTGATAGTTTAATTCTGGAAACATCTTCAAATCTTCTAACATCTCCTTGAGCAAGAGCATAGAATGATGAATACCAACCCCATTTACTTCCAAATTGTGATTGTTTACTATATTCTGAAATTCCTTGTTGTTCTCCAAATAATGTATCGTAGACTTCAACAATTCGTTGCCTAAATTGTAAAAAAAAACCACAGCACCTAATGCTACATCAACTGGCATATATTTCATTGCATCACAATATGTATAGCTTCCGTTGTATTCTTCTATTTGATATTTATCTTTTAACTTCTTTGTTATTGGTCTATATAATACTGCCATAGCATTATGCATCATATCCCAATCACTTATGTATTTATCTAAATCAGTATATTCACCAAGTGTTATTTCATCAAGATTAGTTATGAAACCAAATTCTGTATTACCTAATTTAAATGTTCTTTTCAAATCATATTTTTGTGTGAATAGATTTGATAGGTTAGTTGTTATTTCATTAACATCTTTAAAACTTATTTTAGCAGCATTCTTTAAATCTATACCACAAAATATTTCTACCATTTTATGTTGAAGAAACTCACCATCAGGATTATCTTTTGCAATAGATAAAAACTTTTGATACTGTTCTAATGTTATTTCTGATAAACTTGTTGGTATTGTAATCTGTAACTTCATTGTTTTTTATTTAAAAATAAAATAAAGTTGATATTGTATTAAACAAAAAAAAGCAACCATTTCTGATTGCCTTTTCTTCCCCTAATTATAAACCTAACCTAAACTAATTCTTGTATGCTTTCTATTTTACGATATACTAATCTTTTATTTAAAAATTGTTTCATAGCATCTAATTCATCAAATGCTTCTATAATAATTTCTACATCTGTGCTTTCATCATTACGTTGTGTCCAGTAAGTTATGCAATACTTTGTCATATATGTTTTCATTTGTTTTATTTTAGTTAAATTGGGTAAGTGCATATTTTTTAGAATAACATATTTCAAATGGTTTATCATTTGTATCACAACAAATCCATTCGTTTTTATCTTCTAATTTATCTATAGTCCCAACATATGTATTATTGTAATATACTTTGTAATAACCAGAATGAATTTTTTTTGTAGTTGTCATAATATTTGTTTTTGTTTGTTTTAACTTGTACAAATATATAAACATTTTATGAACTAAAAAACTATTTACAAATTTTAACAAAACTTTAACATTTACAAATGTTTTATATTATGTACAAAAACTACAATATTGTTTTAAATATAATACATTTAACTTTCAAAGTTTTCATCATATATCATTCCAATATGCAAATCAATTAAAGCTAAACACTTTCTTTTTATTTCTTTAATCTTATACGTATCTTTTTCATCAATCATATACGTATCAAATCCTTCAACTGAACTTAATGCTTGATTGCACATTGATATTATTTCATATCTTGTATCAGCTTGTTCAAACTCCATATTTTCAAATATATCTTCTTCTTCTTTCATTACCTTTTGTGTCAATATAAACCTTGATTTTAATAGTTATGTTACAACGAAAGGTAATCACTTGCTACACTATACATTTGTTTCATCTTTTTAATCTCACCTACATTTCTTGGTAAGTTAATCTGAACTTCTTTATCAGTCATATGGTGTATATAACATTGTATTGCTGCTATTATTTGTCCGTAAGTCATAACTAATAAATAAAGTAATTACCTTTGTTTGGATTTTCTAATTGATAACTAACTGCATATCTTAAAGCATCAAGTAAATGATTGTGATTATCTATTGGTGTATTAGATTTCTTTTCTAACCAGCAATAGTTGTTTAACTCTTTAATTAAGTTTATGCTTTCTGGTGATACTATTAAATCATAATCTTGTAATAAAGATATTCCATATGTTACAGAACCTTGACCTTTAATTGCTGGAACTATATTTAAACCACTTGTTTGTAATTCACTTATTAATCTTGGTTCAGCACTATCAGCTACTATTAAACTATCTAAACAATGTTGTTTATTTAAATTGTATATCTGCGATGTTGTTAATGAAGGTAAATAGAAACGTTCATTTATATAAATACGTTTGTTAGAAGTATCTATATTGCATTCTATTAATGTTGTTGGGTCATTACTAAAACCAAAATCTTGACCAAATACTGATTTACCTATTTGTTTATATTCTCCTATTGTCCAGTTTGTAAATATAACTCCTTCTGCTTTATCTAACCATCCACCTAATATTTGATGCCTATACTTTTCTGGTCTACGTTGTTTGATATTCTCTATTTGACTTATAAAAGATTGTGATAGGTTTTCTATATTATCTTGGTAAGTTGTATGTATGTAAGTTGTATCATCTTTGATTAAATTACTTCCATCTTGTACACCTTTATCTTCAAAGAATTTCTTATATATAAAATGTTCTTTTGTTGCTGGATTTAATATTAGTAAAACTCTATTTTGTATTCCTTTAGTTCTAATACTAAAATCTATTTTTTCAAATGTTTCTTCATCTGTTAATTCTTCTGCTTCATCTAAAACCCAAGTTGTAACTCCAGCTAATGATTTCAAAGATGCAGTTTGTGTACCACTACTTGTTTTAATACCTTTAAATAAGATTTTAGAACCTGTTTTTAAATTTATGATTTCATCTTTAGTAATATAAAAATCACTGCTTAAATCAGCTAATTCAATCTTACTTATAAATTCAGGTATAATAGAAACGTTTGCAGATGTTAATGTATATCTTGTAAATAATATAACGTGACCTACTTCATAAGTAAGAAGCAATAAAAATGAATTTAAAGAATATGATTTACCACTTCCCCTTCCACCTGTAATTACAAAGTATCTACTATCACTTCCTAATAGATTATATTTATCATTCAGTTTTATTTCCAATTTTAAATATATCTTTTATATTAAAGTCATTTACATTATGTGTAGCTTCAATAGTTTCTTTTGGTTTACCAAATATATGTTCAGCAATAAATAATTGTCCTCTTTGAGTATTATATAAATCTTTTGCTAATTCAATTCTTGCTTCTTCATCTGTTTCAACATCTTTTAATTGTTTAATAGCTGTAAGCAAAATAGTATTTGTTTTCTCAAAATCTTGTTTTGTTTTATTTCCTGAATTGGGTCTTGCCCCACCGTGTCCGTTTGCCATCTTGAAAAAAAATTTGATTATTCAAATTAAAAATAAACATTTTTGTTTATTGTTTATATCCTTGTTTCAATCTCATATAATTCTTTGCCCTTTCTTTTGCTTCATATAGCTTACCTAATTCAACAGCTATTTCTTTCCATTCATCTAAACCTTGTTTTATATATCCAGCTACTACAAATCTATTATATGCTTTTGTATATTTGTTATATAGTATGTATGCTCTTTGTTCTGGTGTCATAAGTTTTCTATTTCTTGTTTTACTTTTTCCCAATATTCTTTTGTTACTGTTTCATCAAAGTCACTATAATCACAAGCAATTTCTATTAATTCATCAACTGCTATTAATGCACATTGTTTGGCTATTGAAGTGCATAAAATTTCATTACCACATTCAGTATCTTCATTCATTAGAATAATTCTATATGAATTTACTAAGGCTTCTGCTTTTTCTTTTGGTATCATAATTTATTAATTTCGTTTTTAACTTCTTGCCAATATTCATAAACACTTTTTTTAATTCCAGTTGAAACGTAAGCGTTATGTTCTATAATTTCATCTATTGTTATTAATGCACATTGTTTTGCAAATTCTAATTCATTATCTCTATCTGTAAATGCTTCAAATGCATAAATTAATTGTTGTGCCTTTTCTTTTGGTGTCATAATCCTTTTTCTTTTTTATAGATTTCTAATAGTTCATTAATTTTATATTTACTTACAAATCCATCAATAGTATATGTTTCTCCAATTTCTGTACTATCAAAGAAATCTATTCTTTTTTTAATACACCATACTGCAAAGTCAATAGCAAATTCATCTTTTTCTTTTTGCTCTTGCTTTTTTCTATATCCACTATCTTCGTATTGTAATGTTGTCATAAGTTAATTTGTATTTTCATTGTTGGACAACTCATTTTGTGATTATCATTTTCTAAATTGCAATATCTACATTTACCATTAGGATAAAACATATCACAATTATCTGCATCACCATCTCTATTAAACATTCCATACGATTGCCAATATTCTGATGCTGGTGCTGTAAACCTGTAACAGTATTCTTTTGCTGGGCATAAACTATCATTACATTTTGCTATATCTGCCATAACTAAAATTTTATATCTATTATTACTAATACTAATGCTATTGATATTTCATTACTACCAATTACAATTCCTAAACTAAATCTGTCTGTGTAGTTTGTTTCTATTTTCATCTTATTAAAGTTTAATGTTTCTATTCATTCTATAAACTGCTTGTAACCTTTCTATAATTAATTCTTGTTGTTCTTTACCTTCTGTTTCTAATAATAATTCTTGTATGTTGTTTACTATGTTGTAATTGTTTCTTGGTTTTTGTAGGTTAGTAATCGTTTCTTGCAAGTTTGCTATTTCTTCAGTTAGTTTCATTACATCTATTTGTAAACTTTGTATGTATTCATCTTTACTCATATCTAATATATGTTCTGGTGATGCATAATTTAATCTTTGCAATATTTGTTTCCTAAATAGTTTTAGTGTTGGATTAAATTGTTCAAACATATCATAGTTCTTTAATGAATGTAATACTGTTGCGTGGTCTTTTCCTACTGAAGCACCAATAGCTTTTAATGTTTTATTTTTATCTATTTGCTTTAATACTTTATAATAGATTGCACGTGCTTCTATTGTTTCTCTTTTACGTGTAACTTCATTTATATCTACACCTGTTATTTCTTGTATTGCTTTTTTTAATTCTAATGTTATTTGCGTTTCCATCTTATTTTTATTTTTTGTTTTTTACTTTGTTTAATTAATTCTGTTAGTACATTAAATAATACTATTTCTAATGCTAAATGTATACCTTGACACTCTTCATATAATTCTGCTGCTTCATACTCTTTTAATATTAATCTTATTTGTTCAATAGTCATTCCTTGTTCTATTTCATATAAAGTTATATTATAGTGTTCTGTTGCTATATCATTCATTACAAAACACCTCTTAAAACATATTGGTTTAAATCCATATCTTCTTCACCAAAGAAGTATTTATAGTTAGATATTGCTTGTTCTAACTTTGCCTCACCTTTAGCGTAAAATTCATCACTACATTCAAAGATTGCTATATCTAAACTTCCTTTGTCTATTGCAACAAAAATAAAGTGGTCAATATCAAACATCTTTTTATAAAGATATGCTTGTAAATCGTAGCTATATTTATCAGCACTATATCTAAAGTCTTTAACACCTGTTGTAGTTTTTAAATCTATAATCATATTTGGCTTTAATATATCTGCTTTTGCTCTAAATGGTATTCCATCAATCATTTCAATAGCTGGTATTTCAGTTTGTGATTTACTCATTAAACTCATTACTTCATTGTTCTTTGATAAAGCATCAGTTAATCTTTCAGCATCATTGTATTCTTTTCTTGTGTATACTTCTAAACCTTGTTCTTTTGCCAGTTTATATTCTTTTCCTGCTTTAGTTGCTACATCTACAATTACTAAATCATTTAACTTATGTGGTTCTAATATCATTGTATGGAATAATTTACCATCACGTAATGCTTGGCTTTCATCAGAACCATATTGTGTAACATATTTATATGTTTTAGGTGAAGATATAAGCATCTTTGCTGATGAACTGCTTAATGCGTTTTTACCTAAATATCCATAATAGAAACTATCATTATACATATTATCTAATAGTTCTTGTTTATCCCATTTTTTGTTGTCAAAAGTTGTTATCATATTATCTTATTTTAATGTTGTTTAATAAATCATATGTGTTATCCATATCTAATACTTCCCTAATTTGTTGTGCATAATTATCTGATGCATTCCATTCGTTAATCAAATCTTGCTTAATTGAATTAATCAAAGCTATTTGATATGTATTGCCTTCATTTTGTAAATCTAAAAGCATATCTAATTTTCTAATAATTTCTATTTTCATCTTAAATTACGTTTAAAAGGATTAATGAACCAGTGAAAAATACAACCCATAATAATAATGCTAATGCTAATTCTTTAAATAATGTTTTCATAATGTTTGTTTTTGTTTGTTAATGCAGTTTATAGTATGCTGCTCCACTATTTTATTTATTTTACATCTATTATTTCTTCTGGTGAAATTTGTTCGTAATAACCACCACTTCCTGTTGGTCTAACATTATAACCTGAAATGCGACCTGTGTGATGAATTACAACATCCTGTACTTTTCTTGTAACGATTTTAAAAGTATCATTTCTCCAATCAGTTACTTTAAATGTAATTTTGTCTCCCTTTTTAATTTGTGTTTTCATAATGTTTGTGTTTTAGTTTTATTTTTTTAAAATTGCAGTTTATAGTATACTGCTCCACTTTGTTATTAAAATTTATAATCAGTTAAAAAATCAACTTGTCCAGCTGCAAAAATTTGACCTTCAAAAATTGAAATATAATTTTTTTGTTCAAGTTGAGATAAATAACCTTTTACTTGGTTTTTAGAAAATAAAGAACCCATTGATTTTAAAACATAATCAAAATAGGTAAAATCCCCACCATTTTGTTCAGAGCTAATTGAAATCATTTTCAAAACTAATTTTTCATTTGTGTTTAAATTTTTCATAATGTTTGTTTTTTAAATTGTTAATTGTTTAGCAAATATACTACTATTTTTTAATTATAAACAACTTATTAAAATTTTAACAAAACTTTAACATTTATATTGTCCCAAATATTCATTAAATATGGGACAAAAAAAGGATAGCTGTTAAACTATCCCTGATTTGCAAATCGCAATTTGTGTTGTATTGCTCTTATCTTATCGTTTATCTTTTCATCATTTAAACCTTTTAAATATAATGATTGTCTTTTCTTAATTAAATAGTTTAAAGTGTATTCTAACTCTAATGCATCAAATTCTATTTGTTGTTCTCTATCCATTGTTCTTGTTCTTTTCTTAAATGTTGTAATTCTCTTTCTAAATAATCTATTGCTTTTTCCAAGTCTTTTATATGCGTTCCTTTGTGTTTTGCTCTTGCTACATATTTAATTACGTTTCCTTCATTAAAGTTTAAATTATAGTCTTTAATAAAGTCTATTACATCATATTCTTTTTTATTGTCGTAGTGTCTTGGTATCATAATTCTATTTTCGTGTATTGTTTTATATTTATCCATTTGTAAATCTTTTGAAGTGAAACTTATATAACTCCATTGTTTTTTTTAATGCTTCATATTCTGTAAATTCTGCATTCACATTATTTTCTTTGTAGTAAAATATTTCATTGTAGTTACTGATTTGATACTTTATAATATTATATCTATTTGCAGTTTTTGCTGGTTTAATAACATAAGCTAAATCATTTTTCCAACATACTGCCATTGCTTTTATATCTTCTTCAGTTGGTGAAAATTTATCTTCTTTAACTTTCCCCATTAGTTACATTCTTTTTAAATATTGATTTTAATAATGCTGGATGCCAACCTTGTGATAAACAAATATCATAAAGTATTTTACCTAAATCATCAATATTAATATCATCAAAAGTTTCTATTGTTGATGTTTTTCCGTATGATGTATATTTTATTTCCATTAGTCTATTCTTAAAAATTCAGCATTACCATTTTCCATAAACCATTCTTTATTCTCTTTATATTTATCTACAACTGCATCAATCATAACTATTTCATCTATTGTTGATGTTTGTAGTTTAGTAATTATACTTTCAATGCTTCTTAATATGTTTGTAGTCATTTCTGGGTCTGTTTTATAAACATTTGTATATTCTTCAAAAACTATCTGTTCAAGTTCTTTGTTTAATCTATTGATTAAATTCTTAATAGTTTGTCTGTATTGTGTTGTAAATATTAAACTTTCATTTGCTTCTAATAAAAGTTGTGCTAATAATACAGATTTTAAATACTCTAATTGTATTGGATTGTCTTTCATAATTGTTTTGCTTTTGTTATTTCTAAATATGTTACTTCTTTATCTATTTTTTCTCTATTGTTAAAATATGTAGTTGCTGGATTTTTATTGTTTATTTCCCAAATTGGCTCAATCAAATGTAGATTAAAACTATAAATTCCTTTTGGTGTTGAATTAATATAAACTGGTATATCTAAATGCTTTTCACATTCTTTTATCATAGCATCATATTTAACTCTTTCTAATAACAAAGTTAAATAATGTACCCTTCTACATTTTAACTCAATCCTATGTGAAGTTAATGGACTGTAACAATCCCATCTACTCATTTGATTTTTTGCTTTAACTAAATCTGGATAAACATTTTCCACTAAATAGTTAAATAAATCAATTTCTTTCCAGTTATTCATTTACCTCATAAGTATCATAAACTTTGCGTAAATCACTTAAAATAGTTCTCCAACAACTTGCACAATTACTATTATCTAACTTTTCATTAAATACATTTAAGTAAATATCTTTAATTGTGTATTGCTGTTTAGGTGTTAATTGATTTGTTCTATTGTCGTATAATACTTTTAAAAATAAATATTCATCTTCTTTTAAGCAGTTTACGTTTCTACGATATGAAATTAAATTGTTTAGTTTTGCTTTACGTTCATCACAACCACAATCTATTCCAGTTACTTTGCTAAATAATTCAACTGCTGCTTTTATACCAGTTGCTTCTGTGATTTGCTCAATAGTATCACCTAACCCTGTTGCTTTCTTTTTTCTTCCCATTAGTATATGTTGTTATAGTCGTTATTAATATAATCTTGGTAATCTTTTTGAAACTTATCTTTTAATATTGATTTATAGGTTTTAATACTGTGAAAAATAGAAATTAAACTAATTGTAGTTTCTTTAGCTATATCCCTCATAGAAAAATCTGTATCACGATAAAGCTTGAACAATTTTTTATCATACCAACCCCAATTATTTATTTCTTGGTCAATCATTAAACAAATATCATTATATGCTTTGTGTTCTTCAATATTACTATCATCAGACAAATTAAACAAAGTATCTATTCCTATTTTATCAATCTTATTACGTTTATTTAAATACTGAAAGCATAAACTTTTAATAGTAAAAAACACATAACCTTTTCTAACATTACCTTTTGCATCAATTATCTTTTCAGCATCAGCATATTTCCATAAAGCAATATAAACTTCCTGAACAATATCTTCTGCATAGTCATCTACTTTATAAAGGTTAGCAATTTTAACCCATTCTTTATGATGTTGGGCAACCTGTTCTAACCATTTATTTGTAGACAATACCATACTAATACATTTTAATTGTTACTATACCAGTTTTTGGTACTTTGCTTTCTTTTACTTTAATCTTTAAATCCACTTCTGTTAATTCTGTATCTAATTTTAATATTGAATGAAAAGCGTTTTGTATTTCAGTCCAGTTTGCTTGGTTGTCTATTTCGTTCAATTCATACAAATATTCTAATTTATTTTTCAAATCTTTGAAATAACTTATTAACATTGAATTATCTGAATTTAATACAAGCATTCTTGATGCTGATATTTGTAATTCTTCTATATGGTGTTTAATTGTATCTTTCATCTTAAAATAATTCAGTTTGTATTGTTGGATTATAACTTGCATCGTATCTTTTATTATCACCTTTTGGATAAGGTTTACATTTAAATAATTTATGTTTCATTATATCTTTTTTAAATATTTTGTCTCCAATTACATAAACATATCTATATTTTGGCTCTCTTTTAACTTGATATAATTGGTCACCATACTTTTCTTTTAATTTTTCAATTCTATCTTCTGTAAAAGCAAATTCATCCATTAATGTTCTGCTATGTATATGTTCTTTGCCTTTTAATTTCCAATCTAATTGAGTATGGCTTTCTCCAGTAAAAATAAAGTTTGTTGCTTGGTAAATATATCCATTATGACCTATTGATTTGTCTGCATAACTTACTATAATTAATGGTTTTGGTAATAATTTAAAAGATTGTGCAATAAAAAATGAATTTGCATTTTTATCTAAATTATCATTTGTACATAATCTATTTAATTCATAAACTATATCCATATACTTTTCTCCAAATAATGATTTTTTCATTGTTAAAGGAACTGCATTGCCAAATGTAATA